GTGGAATACGGTTGCGGAATGAAACGGGAAATCGGAAAAGAATGGCGCGACGCTGACCTGACACACTTATCTGTCAGCCAGCTAAATCGCACGCCAGCATATTGGATTTACGCATATCTGTATTTGCGTGATGATCGTAAAAACATAACTGTCGGGGAAAACGCCGCAGTCGGCACAGCAGTGCATAACGGCTTGCAGTCAATCGTCTGCCACGGTCAAGACATCACTGATCAGATCTTGGCCGCGCAGATTGCGTTTGATTTCCACGATGCTAATCAGGATGCCGCAAAGCGCGAAAAATATCGTGACTGCATACCGGATATGATCCGCAACGGCATCGACATATTGACCGAATACGGCTTTACAGGCGCGGTCGATGAAGAGCGAATTGAAACGTGGCTGGATGGTGTCAACGTGCCGCTGATCGGCTTTGTTGATCTATTGGTGCCGGATACGATGTTCTGTGAAATAAAAACCAAAGCACCGCGCAAAACAAAGTTGCTGAAAGATGGCACGCAGGGATGGGCAAAAGCCACACTGCCAAAAGCACCGGAAAAAGCGCACGTCGCACAAGCAGCGATTTACAATTACGCGCTGCAAGTGACACCATCGATCTGCTATGTGACCGATCACGACGCGGTGATGTTCACGCCATTCAACTGCGACGAATTGAAAGCTGACGCGCTGGCGTATGCTGTCGAAGATATGCGGCAAAAGGCATTGATCCGGCAGAACCTATTGCGGGTCAGCACCGATCCGAAAGTGCTGGCCAGCTTCACTGATCCAGACTGGTCGCATATGTATCAGTGGAAAATCGAAACCGAATATTTGGAAAAGGCGAAAAAATTATGGAAGCTGTAAAACTCGACAAGGCATTGAGCGATTTCCGCAACGCGGCAACGCTTGGCAAATCTGGCAAGAACCCGATGTTCAAAAGCCAATACAGCACGCTTGGTGATGTGCTATCTGCGCTGAATAAAATATCTGACTATGGTTTGGCGTTTAAGCAGTATTTCAGTGACGATTGTTTGGTTACAACTGTGTCGCACATCGAAACCGGCGAAAAGTTCGACAGTGCCATACCGATCCGGCCAGAAAAGAACACACCGCAGTCATACATCAGTTGCGTGACCTATTTGCGCCGCGCCAGTTTAATGACAATGTTCGGATTGAATGCAGATGATGATGATGGTAACTTGGCAAGTGGCAATGGCGCGTCTTCCTCCCGTTCGCAGCCTAGCCAAAAGGCACCGGCAGTCGCTCCCACTTCGGCTGTCGGTGTCGCCTTCCCAAACATCGAAAAAGAATTGCAGAAATGCAATAGCGTGCGTGATGTTAACGCACTTTACACCACTCTGGTGCGTGTTCGTGACGTGACGCCAGATGAAATCGAAAAAATGCGTATTAGAAAAGAGGAATTGAAATGAACGATTATGATGATACAAATCGCGGTGCGATCTTTAAAAACGACAAAACATCTGACAATCAGCCAGACTATACCGGCAAGATCAATGTCGATGGCGTTGAAAAGCGCATTGCGTTGTGGATACGCGAAAGCGCAAAAGGCACCAAATATATGTCAGCCGCTATCAGCGATCCACAGCCGCCGCAAAACCAGCCACAAAGCCAGCCGCAGGGTCAGCCGGTAACATTGTCACAAGCTGTTGATGATGCGATCCCGTTCTAAACCAAAAACATCACGCCGGATGCCGCGCCTAGAGCGTTGCATCTGGTGTGAAAAAGATGTGGATCTAAACGACAACAATTGGGTTTGTGATGGCAGCAAACAAGTGCTGCACGTTGACTGCTTCAATGACAGGTTAGGAATAATCAATGCAAATCGACAAAAACATACCGTTGCCACCTAAGCGGCACGCAATCAGATCAAAAGCCGTGGCTTTTGTTGATACGATGGAAGCGGGTGATAGCGTGCTTTTTGATGATGTGTTGGATGCCAACAGACTGCGTGACGCACTGCGTTATCGCGGCATCAAAACGTCAATGCGTAAAGGTGACGACGGGGTACGGGTATGGCGTTTATCTTGAAAGTGCCGACTAAAGATGAAATCAAAGCTGCTTTGGAAATCCCAAAAGCAACCCCGCCACTTGACCGGCTAGGTCGGCGCAACACAGCAACCACGCCAAAAGCGTTGCTGATCGAACGTGTAAAAAGAGAGCAGTCTTAGCTGCTCTTTTTCTTATTTTGGAAACTTTCCAGCGCACCGGCACCAAAGTAAAAACCCAGAATGATCATCATCGCATAGTTGATGCTAAACTGTTCCATCACTTGTGTCACCGCATCTGGATCGCCCTTACCCACGATTGTCATCGTCAGCACAATGATATAACTGGCCAGAAACGTAAAGCCAAACATCAGTGCCAAATAGCGTTGCGCTAGCTTAAATGGCGCATAGGCATTCATCAGATCGATGCGTGCTTTGCTCTTTGCTGCAATTTCTTCTTCGGTGCTTGTGTGCATATCATCGATCAGCTTCATACCCTGCTTTACGACATCGCCAGAACCCAAGATTTTACCTAATACTGCAAGCATTTTAATAACTCCAAACATTCGGGCGCGGTGCGCCGCCAAACGTATCTAAATGCACAAACCGCGCACTGCCTTTTTGTTGCACGCCAATGCCAGTGAAACCCATCTGAAACGCCAGCCGCAACAATTCGTGCGCCTGTTGCCCGTTGCACGCTATATCAACCGCACAGCCCCGCGTATGCACTGACAGTTTGCCGGTCGGCTTGCTGGCTTCGATGCTGTGCTTCGGGCTGCGATAGCCGCTGGTGACGGTCATTGGCTGGCCATATACGTCACGCAATTCTTGCAGCTTTGCCATAAACGATGCTGACATATTGCACTCGCCGGTTTCGCTGCACGCAAATTCGTCTTTGCTGAAATTAGGATATTTTTCCCAGTCCATTTAAGTGCCTCATTTCCAATATGACATCAACCGATTTATGCCAGCTATCAGCTTCGTTTTCAGCCGTAAACCGTGACGGTGACACCCGTTTGGTTTTGTGCCGTAACAGCGATGTGACGGGCATAAACAAACAGCGTCTTGTGTCGGGCTTAACCAGAGCGACAATGTCGTAATCCTCAATCGTTGCAGGACGTTTTTTGCCGCCCAAACCAAGCTGAAAATGATGAGACGGGTGTTTACGCCTACCAGATACATATGCGTTCGCAGATTTAACTTGAATGCGTAAAAAGATTTCATCGTCAAAAGCCAGTAAATCAATGGATGTTTGCTGACACATAGACACCCGCCACCCAAGTGACAGAATGGCACTAGCCGCGATATGCTCACCAATCAAGCCTAGTGTCACAGACAATTACATCGCCATAATTAGCCAAACAACAAAGCCCAGTGTCAGTGCAATACAGCCAGCAATCAACCCCCAAATAATCAAATCGTCAATGAATTGCTGCCGCGCAATTTCTTCTTCTTTGCGGCGTTTTCTGATTTCACCTTGCAACCGAATGATCTGCTGCCAAGCATTCATCCCATAATGCCCGATCACAAAGTTTCTCAGTTCATTTTCCATCTGTTCGGCTTTTTTAAGCGCGGCAAAACTTTCAAGTGCTTCTTCTTCAACAGATCCAAACCGGCGTGATTTTGCAATGCCGTGTTGTGTTTTGATGTTTTGTATCGCGCCCATCCAGCGACCAAGATCGCCAGCCATACTTTCGATCTCTTTACCGGCCGCAATGCCTTTTTTCAGCAGATTATAGCTGGTCGTGGCGGCTGCTAATAATGTGACGGGATCCATATCATCACCTAATGACCGGCTTGCAAATCGCTTTCATTTTAACACGTTTGCCGGTTGCTGTGGATATGGCTGGCTGGTTATTTAATCTGTTTGCAATGTATAGGCAGCGGTCAACATCCGCGAATGTTTGCGTCTGGCTGATTATGCCAGCCCCCATATAGACGACCAGCAGAAATACGATCATCAGTCTTTAAGCTGGTAAATGATAACCGCCAGCAAAATTAACTGTATCAAATCTATGACAGGGACGCCGATCATCTGTTTTTGCTCATACGATATAGCCGCCAAAACACCAGCACCATAGCACCAAACGCTGCGGCCATACCAAACCAGTGTTCAAGTGCTTCAACCCAAAGCGGGGCAGTGATGCCGGTAACTACTGTCGCAATATCAATTTGGGCGTCGTTGTCCATTATATTTGATCCGGCCAGTCGTGAATAGGTGCGTTGCCAGATGGTTCGCCATCGACTATCGGCACATCCCATAATGCCATAAATGCGGTCAAATCACTAGCCGCATCAATCGCTGTTTCGATAGTATTGCTGGCCGCACGCACATCGCTGCGAAACTGCGTGATTGCAAACGGCACAGTGTATCCAGACACCTCTGCCGCCTTGACAACGTGCCAGTCAGTCGGCGCAAGCAGTGATGCAGCCGTTGCCTTAGTCTGTGCTTTGTGTACTGACTTGAGGCCAAGCGTCACAACCTGATTGCCATCCTCATCAACCTCATTCACATCGTCTAAACTGCGTTCTATTAAGGTGCCATCAGCTTGGCGACCCCAATAAAAACGACTGTCAAACGGTGCTTCACTAGCTGGCGCATCTTCCCACACTAGCCCTGCGGCTGCTTTATCGGCATCTGACCAGCGTGACCACGTTTTAGGGTGTCTGATTGAATTATTATCAATCCAAGATTTTCCAACGCGGATTGTGACGTTGTTATATTTCCAAGGCATCGTCTTATCTCCTATCGTGCGTTGGCGTATTTGAATGGGGCTTCGGCAAAGGCGAGGTAGATGTGTGTTTTACCAGAAGCATTGAAGTCACCAGTACTAGCCCTCATTTTAAAACCGTTACTTAGAATATCCATCTCATTGCCTCTGTTGCTAATGGTTGTTTCATTACCAGAATCGTTTGCAGCTAACGAGCGAGTGTCGCCATCATTAAAGGGATAAATTTTATTATCCTGTATCATCCAAAAACCTGAGTTAGTTATTTCTCGAACCATAATCCAAGCTGGGGCGAAATCTAACGCCACAAAGGTGCCATCTGCACTTCCGTTCCCGACATAGCTGCCGACCTTGCAATATCCGCGGACGCTGTGGAAACAGTAGGCTATAAATGTGCCGCCGCTAATGTTTGTTCTGTCTGAATAGCCAGTTGTAAAAACTGTGTCAGTTGGATTTGCCCCCCATTCATAAGCATATGTTGCCCCCGGTGAGAGCGAATTATCTAAATTAAATACACTACTAGTTGTAAAGTTACCTATAGCTGTACTTCCAACCGACCAACTTTGGGTAGCGTTTCTGCGTTTGCAAATGACCAGTTCGGGTGCTGAAGCGAGGCCGTGACCTATTGTTGACGTTTGCCCAGAGGCAGTATTGACACCTGTATAGGACACAATGCTAAACCCAGCATCGGTTGCCGCCGACACCTGTGACGTAATACTGCCCTCGGTATTGCTGACTGCTGTGCCGCCAGCTTTCCAAGACCAGCCGACATATGTACTTCCGTTTTCATTTGTACCGTTGTTTCCAGCAGTCCCGATAGCAACAGTAAAACCATCATTGTCAAAACTTGTCATTGATTGTACGTCAGTTTCGGCATTTGTTTCGTTGCTAAATAACCTGTTGCCGACACCTCTAACAGAGTCGTGCCATTCGTGCCACTGTGTTCCGCTTCTACCCTTGACCCAAACAAAATCAGGCTGAAACAACAACCCGTTTATTTCTTGTGCGTCGCCGGGATTAGTTCCGTTTCCAGTCCACAGCACCGTGTCAAAGTAATCGTCAGCCTGTTCCGCGCTGTTCGGGCTGATGTCACCGTCCTCAATATTTGAGGTCGCCATAGCCAAGAAACCAGACGGGGGCGAGTAATAGAAATCACCTACGCCGTTTTCATCTGCATTGCCTTGCGCTGTTTGATTGCCAGCGAATGTACCGTCTTGACCAAAGTTAAATACAGAGTTAACACCCTGACTGGCATAACCCATAAACGATGGTGACACTCCAGTATCCTCTGTCCAAGACGCATCTTCACCCGTCCCGGCGGCTGGGTCGCCACTGCCATCCCACGTTCCGTTTTTACCTATCCATAGCTTTCTATTATCAACGTCCAGCGCAAACATAATGATGTCATCGTTTGTCCAGCTTGTGACAGTGTTAGTGGTTATTGTTCCCATATAAGTGTTAGTGCCAGTCATACTAGCGACGCCACCAGTTCTAAGCCAAGCAACGCTATAAAAACTTCCTTTTGTTGCGTTGGTCATAGTCATTCGCTGGTCAGTAATCCCTAGATATGGATAGGTTGATGTCGCGCCTTCATTGTGGACTTCCCAATACCATTTGCCAGTCGTAGGGAACCAAGTGGATGTAATACCGCATAAATCTGCGCTGTAGACAGTAGCAATACTAAGATTGCCTTCTTTAAGTGTTGGGTATGTGCCAGCAGTCAGCGGGTTAAGGGTGCAGAACGAATTTGTAGGTGAGTCGCTGACGACATCGGTTGCGGCTAGGTTAGAGGGAGTCCAGTCATTGTTATTGCCTGACACATCCTTGCCAATATCACCGCTGTCCGCAAAATCAAGACGATACCCATTTGTACCGAATTGACCTGTATACTCTTTTGGCATCCAGACACCGTTTACAAATTCGCCAAAAGCTGTGCAGTCTTGTGTCACTCCATCAAGCATGATTACTTCGGCAAGATAGCCATCGAAATAGAAACGATTTACAGAGCCATTAATTCCAGCACCTATGGCATTTAATCTGCCATTTTGATTCATACTAGTCATAACTGAATTTAAAGCAGGAGTTTCAGGAAATCCAAAACCAGCACTTACCCAATTTTCAGTGCCTTGAGGTATATTTTCCCCGTTTAAGTAAATTCTAAGCCTGTCTGTAGCAGTAGATTGAGTTGTATCATATTGATAAGTAATATGATACCAAGCAGAAGGATCTCTTATAACACGTTTAGAATAAGCGTTTTCACCGCCATTTTCCGTGGCATACCATAATGTATCATAATTATAAAATCCATAATGATTGGAGCCTTCCCCTGTTCCTGATCCTGTGTTTATTGAGGATATAAAATTACGAATGCCGGGGTTGGCTAACTCACCACGCTTAAACCAACACGAAAAAGTATATATCTGATTACTGTCAGCGTTAGTTGTAAAAGTTTTGGACAGGTATGTATTATTCCCTGAATCAAACCGCAGAGACTGGTCAATGCTGTAGGGGTATAAGCTACCACCACCTTGTCCTGATGAGCCTGCAATAATCTGGTTGTTAAACATTAGCTATAGTTCGCTGTAAATACGCAGTGGATTGAGGTTGAAGAGCGCACGATATAATCAATGCGGTCAACTGCCGCCGCCGTTGTGGTGAGCGTAGGCGCGGTGCCGCCAGCAAACTCGTAGTCAGTTCCATACGACAGGGTTCTTGAACCTGTGGCATCCTGCACGATAAAGATAGAGCCTGTCTGACCAACTACTTTGTTGGTTGGGTTATCCAATGTGCGGTTGCCAGCCAGCGTAACGGTGAAGTTCTGATTCGCGCCCAAATCTACAGAAATGTTTGCGCCATCAGTCAGTGTCGCCACCTCTACAGCATAGCGCCCTTCTAGCTGGTCACTGCTGGTTGTTTCGCCCAACCCGGTTACGGTTGATCCTGTTACAATAGATTTTACAAGTCTTGCCATATCAGCCTCTAATTCGTGAGCGAGAAGTCACTGCTTGTCGCATCAAACCTAGTAAACGGCACCTTCTGAGATGCGCTCAAAGGTATATTCGCAACGGACGAATCATACCGGAAAAATGGCACCCGCGCCGCAGTAAAGTAGCTACTTAAATTTGCTACACTAAATACATCATACACCATTACCTCAACAACGTCACTGGCTGTGAGCGCGGCTAGACCACCGATGGTGTTGGCAGTGGTAGTGTTGTAGTCGGAGCCTGAAATAAGCTGTATACCGTTTAATAAAACGTCAATGTATTCTCCGTCTGTGTAGACAAGTGTGTTGCTGTTGTCGTCCGCGCCGGAGATAGATGTCTCGCCGCCTACCGCAGTAAACACATAGCGCTGACGTACAGCTTGAGTAGGGGTTTTGCCTAAGTATGACATTTACTTGCCCTTTACTGGCTGGTCGTCAAATGGGTTTTGTTTACCCGGTTCAAATGTTTTTACTGCCATCTCAACACCTATTTATAAAGCAGACTGTAGCCGTGAATGGTAAAGCGTTTGTTTGATGCGGTTGTTACCTTTAGCCTTACACTCGTACCTGAGGGCTGACTAGACACATCAGCACTACCTACATAAATCTTAACACCGGAACTGTTATAGTCACCTGCTTCACTGACAGTGACGTTTGTAAAGGTGGTGCCACCATCACGGCTCACAGAAAATACTGTGTCCGTGTTTATTGTTTGTGTATCTGTCTCTTTACCAATCACAACAATACGAATAGTGTCAGGTGTGGCACTGGCTGTTTGTGCTGTGGTTAACAATGTACCCGCGCCGAAAGTTCCGTCACCTTGCAACAATTGAAAGCTATCTAATTTAGGATGACTACCTTCGCCTGTTGAATGGATAAACACTCTCCAATCACCAGCGACTTGTTTAGTCCAGTTTCCTGAATAAGCACTGTTGGTTACGCCATCTACCTTCATTGTGATGGTTCCATCAGAAGCACGGTTGAGTGTGTAGGTAGAACCTAAAGAGGCAGTAATTCCATTTGTGCTTGTAGCATCTCCAGCAGGGTTTGCTGTATAAATGTTACCGCCAGACAACCATACACCTACCGCGTTTACGCCGGATGGGTTTCCTCCCACCCAATGTGATGAACTACTGGAGAACAATCCGCCGCCATAGTTGTTTCCATTTGATGACTGGATATACGACTGGGAACTTGCCTCATAGATAGCAATAGCACCACTCACACTGCTAGTAGACTGGGGACTAAACGACACAATGTCACCAGTCAGTGAACTGCTGTTTGTCGTGTAAATAGTTGAACGCTGATTGCCACCGCTAACAGTAGATGTAACACCTACACCGCTGTAAGCACCAAATGTCCAAGAACCAATTGCGCCGCTCCATCCTGTGCTAGTGTTTGCCGCTTCAGATAATGATTGATTTGCAGGGGCCGCGTAAGTATTACCTGTGCCTTCGTATGTAATCGTAGAGTTTGACGTATCTACTCCCGTCTCATCAGTAAACGCATCAGAAAAACCACGAACAAAGTTGTCGATGGCGGCTGAGTTGTCAACGGTGCGGTTGAAGTTAAGTAACCCAACCTCGTTTTCAAGCGAAGAAATGTCGGTGGTGACTGAAGCGCCGCCGGATACATTCGCTAATTTTATAACACTAAGCGCCATTTATTCCACCGCGTCCCAAGTTTGGGTTTCTTCGTTCCACTCGTAATCATTTCCATCATCTGGATATGCGACAGGTGCTTCCCACAAATAAGTGCTGGAATTTAATGTCCAGCTATCATACGGCTGTGGCGGGTAAAACCCCGTTCCATCATATTTATACCCAACCCCAGCATAATTCTTTCTTTCTCTGGCTTCATCCCCGTTTATTATGGACTGGTCAGCAGCAGCTTGCCCTGTAGACGGGTCATAGTAAACACCGCCGCGAACATTGTAAGATGTCTTAATCCACCGCCCCGGTGAGTCATCTACAAATGTATCAAAAAAATCAGGTTCAGCTACAATCACTTTTGTAACCACACCTTGAGAAACTTTTGCGTAATGAGCCATTAGTAATATCCTACGGAGAGTATGTTCCTGATGATGTATAGGTTAGTATCGTATCTGAACCGTCTGTTGTGACTGTTGGCGAACCTGTTGTGGTTCCTGAATATCTTGCGGTAGTCATTCGTAGAATAACGACACCAGAACCACCAGCACCACCGTCTCCACCTTTGCCGCCACCACCGCCGCCACCGCCAGTGTTTGCAGTTCCTGCTGTTGCGTCTCCGCCTCCCGCCGCACCAGCACCGCCACCACCTGTCGCAGAACCAGCACTATAACTAGCGCTATGTGTGCCGCCACCGCCACCGCCAGCCCGTTCAACGGCACTGCCAGTTATAGATGAAGAAACTCCTGCTCCACCATTGCCACCCGCTGACGATGTGCCATCAGCGCCAACAGCGGCGGCTCCACCGCCACCGCCGGAACCATAAGCACCAGAACCAAAATTATCAGCACCCCCAGCAAAACCCTGACCTGACGTTCCTGCGCCACCAGTTCCACTGCCACCGATACCATCGCCACCACCAGAGCCGCCATCGCCACCGTCTGATGCCGTGCTATAGCTACCGCCATACCCACCACCGTTAGATGTTATGGTGCTAAAAACAGAGTTAGAGCCTGCCGTTGAGTCTGTGCCTAAATATGTAGCACCAGCACCGCCAGCCCCAATAGTTATTGTAAGGGCAGAGTCTCCGGGTGTGGTAGATATTGTAGATTCCGTACTAGCGCCACCGCCCGTATTTTCGCTTGCATAAGATGAACGATAGCCGCCTGCGCCACCACCAGCACCGCTTGGGACACCTGCGCTAGTTGTTGTTGTGCCACCGCCACCGCCACCAGCAATAACAACGTATTCTATTGAGTACGCAGGGGCAATTCCCCCAGTGCCATCACCTATATTTGTCCACACATTCGCGCCTGCCGTGGCATCAGTTAAACACCACATCTCACCAGTAGTCTTATTTAGATACAAGTCACCTTGTGTGCCGTTGGTTGAAACAGTTGGGTCTGATGTTGCCTTTGTTATGGCATCTGGCACAGCACCAGATTGCAACATTGCGGCAGTAATAGTATTGGGGCCGGGTACTACGGTCTGCTGTGCCTTGCCCTGAAACACTACATAGAAGTCATCTGACGACTGAACAACGCCAGTCATAGTCATAGCTGTGCCAGCTACGGTGTAGGCTACCCCCGGCTCTTGGCGGACGTTATTTACAAAAACCTCTACGTCCTGATCGCTGCCAGCAGGATAATCAAGTGTATATGGTCCAACAGTCCCATCGCCCGTTATGGTCTGCTTATTGATTGTGGAGAATGCTGTGGCAAGCGGATTACCTAATAAGGGCATTAGCTAATCTCCAAAACACTCAATGTCGTATCTGCACTGTTAGCCGTATCAGACTGAACTCGCAATATGTCTGACGCTTCCATAACAATCTTTTGATCGCCACCAATCGGAACAAACGCCGAGCCTACAGGGATCGGAGCATCCTTAATCAAAAAGGTGTTGTCGCCGTCATTGTTTATAAATTTTACATCTACCAGTATTTGAGAGGTGCTTATGTTTGATATGGTCATCCCAATAATCGTTGTCTCTGTGGAAGCAGGACAAGTGTAGATGTCCATGTCGGTGTTCGCTGCGGTGCTAGAACCGTCAAATGTTTTTGTCTTAAAAGCGTTTGCCATTTTCTTATCCTAACGCAATAGCGAATGCCAAGCTGTTATCTGTAAAGTTTACGATATTGCCGCTGGCATCATTGTAGACCATTTTCTCTCCGGGCATCGTGCAGAATATTGTTCTTGTGCCTGCACCCCAGTTAATCTTGCCGTCCCCAAACGTCAGCGCGGTATCATCCGCGAGTGTAACAGCAGTATCCAGTACAATGGCACTCTGACTTGTGACTGTAGCCACAGTGACCACACCTGAGATACCTGTTCCTCTAACCCTCATACCAACGGCTATAGTTCCGCTGTTGCCATCTAACGCTACATTCGCAGAAGCCGACACAGCGCCGTTAACATCAGCCGTTGCTGTTGTACCAGTGCTTTCAAACACCGTGTCCCGTGACAAGGTTGTGCCAGAAGCGGTATATGTACCAAGTCCTACCTCAAAGTCCGTGCCGTCTGTGCAGGAATAATAGGTGGTGTTGCCATCACCTATTTCAGCAAACGAATCAAATCCATTAAAGGCACCAGCAAGTGTTAACGTGCCAGTGCCTGTCGTGGATGTGGTTTCTTTTACACGGTCCTTGATTACTAAGGCCATTACTTCAACTCAATGCTTAGATTACCTGCGTTGATACGGAAAATATCGCCAGCCGCCACAGACTTACTTGCGTCCAGCGCACCAACAAACAAAATGTTTGTGCCATCAAATGTCAGCACAGTGTTGTCAGACAATGTAACGGCTGTATCTAAAGTAATGCTTGTTTGACTTGCGACTGCCGAAACACGAACCACGCCGCTTGTCGCACCCGTGATACCAGTGCCTGTCACAATATCGCCAACAGCAATTGTACCTACGTTACCGTCCAAGGTAACTGCCGTTGAAGACGACGTAGCACCGTTCACGTTAGCTGTGGCAATGTCACCGTCTGCAACAAAGGCATGTGTTACTGTGTAGCTGGCGGCTGTACCTGCTGCGGCAGGAAATTCGATGTTGTTATCATTAATCACGCGCTGTGCATCAGAGATAACAGTGTCGCCTGCTGTGTGAGCATAGTCAGTTGTGCTTGAATCACCGCGACCACCACCTGTCAGGGTATTTGTGCCATCGAAATTCAACGCTGTGTCATCAGCCAGAGTAACAGCGGTGTCCAATACAATAGCATTTTGTGTTGTCACGGTAGCCACACGGACGGTGCCTGAAATACCTGTACCTGTCACAACCATACCAACAGCAATTGTGCCGGAGTTACCATCCACGGCAACGCTGGTTGATGAACTAACCGCACCATTTACGTCAGCAGTAGCTGTGCTACCTTTACCTGTGTATGTGATAAGTTCGTCATCAATCTGGATTGTGCCAGATGTTGGAAATGCTTCCGCATCTACCAGATGAATTTCTGTAGCTGCCTGCGCCAAGTTCACCCCAAGAGTGGTGGCTGACTGCTTCCAGTTAGCGGCTGTGACTTGTTTACGAGTGTAGTTGGCATCGTCTGTGTCAATCTGCACTTCGGTCAAGTTGCCTTTTTCAGCGGCGCTAACCGCTGTAGCTAGCCCAACGTAAATGCTGTTGCCGGGCGAAGCGAAGGAGAGCGAGTCGTTCTTAAACAAGTAGTCAAGAACCCGTCTCTCCAGATAGGTGGTTGCTGCGTTTGATGTTGCCATCGTTCTTTACTCCTAGTTAAGTGCGTGGCCTATCAGGTAGACCTCTCCTGTAGGCATCGCTATTCTCTCTAGCTTCAGCCAAATCCTTCAACCGTTGTATTTCCTGTCCGAACCGCTGTTCATAAAGCTGCATCATATCCACTTCGCCTTTCATATATGTATACGCTTCTACAAGCGAACCGTAAAGCAAAGCGTTTGGAGCATTATCACTTAACCATGATTTTTCGGTTCCTAGACCAGCTGTAATACTTGCTGGACGATAGTAATAATGTAATTCAACATCATATGCTAAATTAGGTGTTGGACCTAAAATGAAATTATCGACATCGAAAATACCATAATATTTAGGTGTCTCGTTAGAACCAACGCTTTCAGAATACGTCTGAACATAATTTACATCTTTAAATAACAAAAACTCTTCATAATTAGTTGTAGTTATTTGAAGTGAAAATGGAGCTAAATAATCAAGCGGGACGTTTAAATAAGGATCACCAATAGTTAAAGTAGATACAGCATTTTTACGAAACAGCTCTAAATCAACAAGAGTAAATATCCGATCTTCGGCAGAACGAATAAACACAGGCAGGTTGTTTACGAAAGATGTTTCCGTGTTCTCTGCAAAATCTTGAATAGCTGTTTGTAGCTCTGTGTATGTAAAACTCATCTTTTCCCTCTACGCGGAAAGTGTAACTGGTCCAGCGGTCGCAATGTTACCTCCCCCGAAGATATTACCCGTGGTTGCCGTTCCTGCGCTGGCTGTGAAGGTGTAATCGTTTGTTCCTGTGACTGTAATTGAATACCCAGCAGCCGCTTCCAAAACAGCTTTAGTAAACCCGTCAAATCCGCTAACATCTCTAAACCTAACCGTATCGCCTGTTGTTCTACCGTGATTATTTTCTGTTACCGTAATAACTGCGGACCCGGAAGCCCCACTTTTAAATGCATTTGGTTTTAATAAAACAGCTACAGCTGGCTCTGCTCTATCCGGTCTTGCGTCTTTCAGTGCTACGTCATCCGCTGAATGTTGCAAAGGCTCTAGCTGTGGGTGTTTTGCTTCAAACTCCGAAACGTGTACAACTGCTCCGTTCCACTCTTTAACGCGCTCTGAATACGGGAAAGCCATACCGCTTCTATCCGAAATAAATTTCGCATATTTTCCGCGAGCAAAACCCATTACGAAATAATCCTTGGCACAAGCCGTAAACTAGCCCGATCTCTATCCTCTGTAGCCGCCCTAGAAAATTCTTCGTCATAAACGCTTTTCAAAAGAGCTGTTCTATCAGGTGCAAACTTTACGCTCAAGTAATACGCAAGTCCAGAAACTAGACAAGGGTAAAATCTAAACGGTACTTCAAAAGTATTATTGTAATCGTCTGCGTCATCAATTCTAACAAGACGATAGTAAATAATTTGGTCTGTAGAGTTTTCTGGCGTTTGCCATAAATATACTACAGGGTTGATTTGCCTGTCTACGAAAAACTGCGAAGGGCGACCTTGATCGGTTTTATTTGGTAGATTTAAATACTCACCACGACCTATACGATCCATAGTGTAGTCAACACCACTACGACGTAAAACCATCTCAAGTATATCTATAGTGTCTGTACCAAGGGTGTAGTTTGCTGTCGCTTGCGTCAACGTAGTTGTTACTTGTTCTATAGAAAACAAGTTTACACCTCGATTAGCCCACTCCGCCAGCATAAGGTTCAAAGACCTACGAGCTGTACGCAAACCGTAGCCTGTTCGAACTTCAATACCGCAACGCTCGTATGCTTCTTCGATAACGTCGGATACTTCTAGCTCAAAGTTTTTTGAACCTGAAACAGCCATTTAATTATTTACCCTTCTTGCTGTCACCATAGCCGCCGCACATCATACGCATCACAGCCTTTTCGTCCATATACCCGCCGTTTGCCATTTTAGTAACATCAATAGATTTACCGGGATTTAATGCCTCAATTACAGGGTCAGGAACCATCCGTGTCGGAGAACCGCCCATTTTCATCTTTTTTGGTTTTTTACCGTACATTATAATTTCCTTTTCTTTCGTTTTAGAGGTTTTACATTCCTCGGTTTACCTTTTGCAGGTTGTCCCAACTTAACTTTTTGTCTAATTCTACTTCGTTTTTCAGATTTAGACAATTCGCTTGCTGTTTTAGGGGTCTTAGAAGATACGCGCTTGGAGGGGCGACAATATGGAGTACCCCGTTTTTCACCCTTGCTACGCCCACACGCCTTACCCGTCCTGACATCCTTCCAATCTTCTTTAAACCACCTTTTTAGAGCCAACCCCTTTTTTGTTTTTCGAACAGCCATATTAAGACTTCTTTGTCTTTTTTCTTTTGTTGCTCATAATTTTACCAGAGCCTTTATTGCCCCAGTTTTTTGCACCAACCTTACGACACTTTGCTATAGCACCAGAAGCATAAGCAGAAGGAAACACTTTATACCGCGCTTTTACTTTACGATAACAGGCGTCTTTAGGCATTTTTACGCTTCCTTTTTCCTGCACAATGCGCTCGTTCACTAAAACCACGGGGGCTTTTACAATTTACTTTAGCTTTACGAGCCTTACTCCACTTTCGTTTTTGTGGTGGCTTCGATATCTGCTGTCTCATTGAGCCACGCGAGATTGCCATTAGCTTTCCTTCCCAAAAAGTCTTGCCACATCGGTTTGATCATTTCATAGTTAGCAAGAACTTTTTCTTCAGTATTTTGAACTTTTTCATGCGTTACAGCTAACTCGGTCTTAACTTCAACAATACTAAGACCGACCCATGCAAAGAACATTATACAAACACTGGCGAAAACGCTAACAATCGCAATACCTATTTTTATTAGCATCTCCATCTACGCCTCGCTGCACAAATTCTTTTCTTAGGTGTCTTTTTACAACTAATGTTGTGCATCTTCATCTGGCCAGCAGAGCGCGAACAATATGACTTACGACGTTTTGCACGAGATTTAGATGGTTTCTTTTCTGTAACGGCAGTTTTTAATTTACTTCCGGGATTTGCACGACGATACGCAGCCACGCCTTTTTGGGTCATTCCCGCCCCAGATTTAGTGGAGCGAAAATTCTTCTTGTTGCGGGGAGGCATTTTGGCTTTTTTGCGTTCAGCCACTACAAGTCACTCCCATTTTGAATGTAAATAAACTCCATTGACGCGGACACATTAAAGTCAA